TCGAAGCAGGCGGTTAATTAAACTAACACAAGTAGCCCACCCCGGGATTTCCGAGGCAGGCCACTCATTTCTTGAGGTTAAACTCTTTCTCAAGCCATTTTATAAATTCTTTCATAAAACCTCCTTTTAAGCCTGCTTCGATGTTCCGAGCAGGCGGTTCATAATAGCGATTTGCCTGACCTTTCTGTCAACCTAATGACGATAGGTTCCATCAGTGCTCGCACGGCTGTTTTGTGCGAGAGGACGCCGATGTTACGCCTAACCCCCTTCGATAAGCATACACGGGTCAGGCAAATCACTTGCAAGCGATACAATCTCACTTGATATGTATACTATATCATTTCTATATATGCTTGTCAAGTCTTTTCTTTGTTTTTTTAAGAAAAATACGAATTATTTTTATCTTTTTTTTGTGTTCCGTATAGCAAATATATGTTACATATCCAATAACGGCACAATTCTTGCACTTATATTATATATATAAGAATATATATATATATACCTAAAATATATATATATATACATATATATAATATATAATCTTATATTGCTTTGTTCCTTCTTGTGTATATATATATAGAAGCAGGTAGGTAAGCAGGCAGGTAGGCAAGCAGGCACGCAGGCAGGCACGTGGGAGCTTATACGCATACATGTAGTTATATATCCGAAACCTCAGAAAAATTGATAGTACAGATTTATTATTTTGTCATTCTGACAAAAGGGAAGATGGGAGGTAATATTTCTTAATAAAATCAATGACTTACGTGCTATTATTGTCTATTTATGCCTATATTCCTTTATTTTATCATAACATAGCTATTTATTCCTTTATATTCAATCCTTTACATTCGATTTTACCTTTGATTTTCCCGATAAATGTAGTTGGGTAATTTATTCAAATTTCATGCCATTATACAGAAAAATAATCCCAATAATTAATAAAAATTAATAAAAATTAAGAATAATTAAGAATAATAAATAATAAATAAATAATGATGTATCTATTTTATTGTAACATATGTAACACCGTAATTCTGACAATATTGTTTTACATCAGAATTATACAAAAAAAGTATTGAACAAAATTGAAGCTGCAAGTATTTATTTGCCACTTTTATATTTTATACTTTATAGCGAAATATCCAAAAGTTATAAGTCGTCAGGGATAAAATGGCAAGTCAACAAGGCTTATATAGGGTTGCATCACTCTCTCCCCCCAATCAAGTCTAATCTACGATTTAATTTAACTTTGCACATTGTATATAAGTTAATGTACCCCAAAATGGAACAGTACACCCTTAAATTCATCTTATAATACATAATTAAGGTAATGGTTAAGGGTAAAACCTTTAAAAGACTTTAAGGCTATATTCTGTTAGTTTATGAGTATAGGTGGTTATTTTCTTTTATCCTTACCTTTTAACCGTATAATTTCCCCCATTTCTACAAGCCTACTTGCAATGCGATCATCATATGCTACGGCAAATTCATCAAGAGATAAATTACTCGTGATTATAACTGCCTTCATATTACGGTAAGAGCGGTCAATGATTGTATATATAATTTGCTTAGCCCATTCCGATATATTATTTGACCCTAAGTCATCAAGAATTAACAAGTCAGAGGTGCTGTAGAAGTCTAAGATATCACGTTCTGTTTCTCTGTTGTCAAAGGTAGCCTTTAATGCAATGAATAATTCTGATGCAGGTAGGAAATTAATTATCTTATTTTTCACGGTGATGCCATTCGTAAAAGAAAGGTTGGCTAAAAAATATTCTATGGCAAGGGCTATAGCTAAGTGAGTTTTGCCTACCCCGACATCTCCTGTGATAAATAGACTATTTCCATTTATAAGACTATTTTTATAAGTATTCTTATTTTCTAATTGTAAATTGCCAAAAGTCTTACAACGAAATCTTAAGGGGATATTATATTCCCTATAAAATAAGCAAGTTGGATCTCTTTCTATCCTGCTCCTAACCTTGTCTAACCTTAAATCTGTCTGTGTTGATAACATTGCCTACCTCCTTGTATTTGCTATTGATTTTAGTCTCAGGTATATCTTTTCTGACCCATGTCAAAATAGTAGCATAATGAGACTTGTAACGCTTTCCTGTAGATGCTATGTAAGTGGATAATCGATCTACATATAGCTTAGTCTTAGCCTCACCATACTTATCTACGAGGTTATTAAACTCATTAAGTTTTAAAAGTACATTATTTAACTCACCATAAATTTCATTGGGGGCGGATTTTTCTTTTATCTTTTCTTTATTACACTTAACTACACTAACCTTAACTACACTACACTTAACTACACTACACTGGGGTGCCACATGGTTGCCATTTGGTTGCCATTTGGTTGCCATTTGGTTGCCATTTGGTGTAACTTCTTTATTTTTAAGGGTTTTATGTGACCCTGATTTTGGTATTTTTTTAATAATTGGCAAAGATATCCCTGAATTATCTAACATATAAATTTTGTTTTGTGTTATTTTTAAAGTCTCTTTCTCTTCAATATAATTTGTTTCAGAATATCTATCACTCCTAATGGTATTATGTAAAAACCAATGAACCACTACGCATATCCCATCATCAAAAGGAATTATTAGCCCTTTTGATTTTAATATTTTCAAATCGTCTGCTGTAGCGGATACCATTCTCATAATAGTTTTTACTTTTCCTATAAATCCCTCATCATCTGCACGAACACAAAGATGAAAGTATAAATTTTGTGATGAAATAGGCATATCTAAAAAATTATCTGTGTCTACAATATCCTTACTTATCATTCTGCGTTTAGCCATACTATCCCTCGATAAATTTGTAATAATATTCTGCAATATTAATTGCGTCTGCAATATCATTACTTTTAATTTTAGTTTTTGTAGTTTCTGATGCTCTAAGTTTAGATAGTTTCTTTAAGGCATCTCTTTTATGTTTTCCTAATAATTTTGACTGCCATGTAATTGGATAGATTTCAATAACTTGCATATCATTTATATAAGCTATACTTTCAATCATTCCTACACTCTTCGTGAGTTTAATCAAGGAACTAATATTGACCTTGAAAAACTGACTTTCCATTATCATCATATCGCAATCAGACATGAGATTAATCCACGCTGAGAGAGGGTGTAAGGGTAATTGTCCAAACTCCTGTATAAGATGCCCCTCTGCTATGCAATAAGCAGGCTTAATACTACTGGGGTCTATTGATATTACTTTCAATATTATCTCCTTATCTGCTTATCCGCTTAGCCAATTTATTTACCCTATCTGGAAAATTGCGACCTAACTGACTGTCTAACAATTCCGCAGAAGCTTTATAATAATTACCCGCTTCAAGTGCGGATACCATTTTTTTAAAACTTAAAAAACCTTCTACCCCTATCCAAAAAATTAATTCCACAATAGCATCATGCTTTATTGTAGTTAAACGTTTGCCCCAAGGATATGAAATGCTTATTAAGCCATTCTCTGCTTTATTAATATCACTTTGCAGGATAAATTCCGCAATTTCTTCGGTTATACCATTCATCAGATTATGACCATAACCTATAGTCATAATCCCTTTGGTATCTTTGTACATTTTTAGCCTTAATCCTTCATCTTTTTTGATACTTTCTTCTAATTTGTTCATTTTAGTCTCCCTTAAAATGTTATTTTTGTTTTTAAAAATCTTACCTTGTTAGTAATTGCTCTTGCGTATCCCCTATTCCAATGAAAACCCCCATTATAACTGCCGACTGCTTTAAACCAGTCTCCCTTGCGATATTTTAGCCAATATTTAAGTTCATTTAACGCAAGTTTTGCAGACCATTTTGGATATCTTATTAGCCATTGGGCTACACGGTTTTGATTAAATGGAGTGTTGGATAAATGGGCAGACTTAAGTGCGATACTGACATTGATATGATATATCCCGGCACTTGGGTCTTGCAAGTTAATTTGGTACAATCCAAAATCACTCTCCTGCCATGCGATAGCAGTGAGCGTCAGGCAAAGATTATCTGCTACTCCTGACCTGCAAGATTGCTTCATGACAGAGAATTGACGCTTGCTTAAATGGTTATATTGATACGACAAGCTAAGCGCATCAACCTTCAATGTCAATATTATTACGTTTAGCAAAATAATACTCGTAAGGCTCAAGAATAGCTTCATAACTTAGACCTGTTATATGTTTTATTTTATACAGCAACTTCAACGAAGGTGTCTGTCTACCGTTAAGGATACGATTCAATGTTACATATCTTATCCCTATCTGTGTTGCTATTTCATGCGATGTTTTAGGAGAACTCGCAACGAACCTTTTAAATTCTGTAAATATCTTAGTTTTAGGTAATAACATTATTCCCTCCTATACCCTTGGTAGTGTTATTTTATTTTGCCCTTGATATTTGCCACCCTTGCTCCTATATGTATGCGTAGGTTCCTCACCTTCAAAGAATATTAATTGTGCTATGCCTTCATTAGCATATATTTTAGCCGGCAATGGTGTTGTATTAGAAATTTCTATAGTAGCGTAACCTTCCCATTCAGGTTCAAAAGGGGTAACATTCACAATAATGCCACACCTTGCGTAAGTCGATTTGCCCACGCATAAAGTCATGATATTTTTGGGTATTTTGAAATATTCTATTGTCATTCCTAATGCGAATGAGTTAGGCGGAATGATACAAATATCACCTTCAAAATCAACAAAGGATTTATTGTCAAAATCCTTAGGATCAACGATAGTATTGTTGATATTTGTAAAAATTTTGAATTGGTTGGATAATGTCATATCATATCCGAAGGACGATAAGCCCCTTGATATGACACCTTGTCTACCTTCAACGGCAAACCATGGAAATATCATTTTGCCACTAATTGCCTTACTCATAATCCACTTGTCATTTTTAATCATTTTTACTCCTTTTAAGTTATATTAGATATACAAATATTATATATTTTTGTATTAAATATGTCAAGAAAAAAACGGTTGACATCTAAGGAAAATAGTTTATAATTGTATTATCATATTGCCAAACGGGTTACTATAACGGTAACCCGTCTCCGTAAACAACTATGGGAAAAAAATATAAGATAGTAAAAATAAATAAAAAAGATAGGATAGAGGTATTAGCACACCTCGATAGAATTAAGTATGCATTCAAAAATATGCTATTTAATTATATGGTAGTTGGCAAGGAGCTTTACGAATTAAAAAAGAACAATCTATTCCGCAGTTACTCACCCGAAATAAAAACCTTTAGTCAGTTTATTACCAGGATAAGCATAGAACCCTATATAGCGCATAGTAGTATGAAAGCATATAGAACATTAAAGGATTATACTATCCCGCCTATATCATTCACTAAGGCAAGAGCTATTAGCCATATGTGTTTTAGAAGAACTGCTAAAAACAGTCAAGACTATATACCCTCCTTGCCACCTGAAAAGATCCAATGGTTGCTTTATGAGGCAGGTAGATTAAGTGATAATACTTTTAGGCAATTGATTGTTGATAATACTAACCCACCCTGCGAACATGAGGTTATGGCTATATATGGACAATGCAATATATGTAGGAATAAATTCAAACTGAGAGGGCTTACCGATACTGATAACAGTAGAGTAGAAGAGGCATCTCAAAAGTTAGATGATTATATTAAAAAGAAAACTCACGAAAAAATAGACATGGTTGATAAGAGATTTTCCATAACGTAGACTTTTATTCTTTACATAATACTATTTTAATGTATAATATGGTGTATGGATAAAAAATTGGTTAGAAAGATAGACAGGTTATTAGAAAGCAATTATCAACTTGTCAGTGAAAGGCAAGAAAGACATCAACGAACAGAACAGCAAAATAAGACATTCAACGAAATAAGAGAACATCAATTCAGGAAACTCACCTCGAAAGACAAAAATAAAATTCTAAATAAAGTAGGGGATATTAAAGAAAATATGGTTCCGCATTATATTGATAAAAAAGAATGCCCTCAGGGGCTATCTAATGCAGGTACCAATGCTTTCTTTGAAGTCCCTCATATTAACTATACACAAAAATGAAACCTGAAGAAATATTAAAACTGACTAAGCAATGTTTTTTTAATGTTGATAAGAGACGCTCAAAATACGACTATTATCAAAGCATGTATTACACTGATAATGACAATAATGTTTTTAAAACTGTCTTTGGTGAACTTAGCAGTGTCAATAGTTTAATATTTTCACCCGAAAATATAATATTAGATAGCCAAACCAGTGCGCCATTACAAGACAAAGATGCTATGATACTGGCAAAGATAGTAGATGTAGTTAAGGCTAATTTTTTTGACAATAGATTAGATGTAAAAATGGCTGAGATTGTGCTTAACTCTCTCAAAGATGGCACATCTTTTGTAAAGGTAATATGGAAAAACAACAGTGTTGAATATGTCTATATCAATCCTAAGTCAATAGGTTTTCTATATGAAGGATTGCCTATCGATGATAAATATCAAGTTTTTGCCCATGAAACAATGTTTACAGAAAGAGCATTAAAGGATCAATTTCCCCAAGCGCTCAAATTATTCAAAGGGCAAGATGATGAGTTTAAAAGTACTTTAGGAATAAAATTATCGGGCGCACCATACGGAACCAAAGGGACGTTAGGAACTATCCATAAGCTGTCCAGTAATTCTCATATACCCAATGCAGGAGCGCCCGTATATCCAGTCAGGGAACTATGGTACTTTGAAGGTACACAGTGGTACAGAGCCATTATAGCGGCAGGAAAGGTATTGCGTAACACTCCGATGGGTGTACGCAGACATTCCTTTTTTGCCATTAGCCCATACCCTGTAATTAATAACATATGGGGTTTATCTCTGATAGAAATGATAGGGAATATCCAGAATAAACAAAATAAATTAATGAATGAGATAGAAGGAGCAAGTGAATTACTTATCCACCCCCCATTGATATTACAGGGCGCTCAAGTTATGAAAGAAGAGGCTCAAAAGGATATAAAGGAATTAAGGAAACCTAATGGACTCTTTATTGTAGAGGGTCAAAATACTAAGGTGGAACCATATCTACCAAGATTAGATTTGCCAAGTGTATTCAGCGAATTGAATGTTTTGACTGAAACGCTTGAAAAAATAACTTCAGTTAATGAAATAATGATGGGGCATTCTGCTAAAAATGTTAGAAGCAAGGGGTATGCGGGTATCCTTGCACAGTTTGGTGCAGCACCACTCAAGAAAACAGCACATATTATAGAGGCTCAATTAGAAGCTATCTTTACTTACACTGGGCAATTATTTCAAGCCAATGATACCGTAACGTATATAACAGACAATAATGATAGAACTTTTATTCTATCTCAATATTCAGCACCATATAGGATAGAAATATTCGCCCATACATCAAGTCCTATTTCGAACAACGAAAATATTCAAATTATGTTTGATTTATCCGATAAGGGTATTATCCCACCGATATTGTTGGTAGATGTTTTGCCTATACCATACAAAGAACAAATCAAAAGAGCTATATTAAAGAAAGAAGAGGAAATAAAAATGAATCCGCCTCAGCCTGTGGAACCACCTAAAAAAACGGCGAGATCTACGGCACCGCAAGGGGGGTGATAATTATGGCAAGAGAACCTGAAAGGACGGAAAGAGGAAAACGCAGGTAAACTTAAGGAGAGTAAAATGATAAATACTTTGAAGGATATGCTATCACAAGGTCAAACAGCAGAAGGATTAGGCGGTAGCCCCGATATGACGGCTCCGATAGCTGGCAGGATTAAAGATATGTTAAATGGAATGCCTGCGGGCGGAATAAAAAAGTTGGCAGGTGGCATAGTGTCTCTTAATGTGAAATTACTCGAGGCATTGTTAATGGCATTTGGATCCAATACTGATGAAGGTAAGGAAATTTTGATTGCCATAAAGGCTCTATCTAAAATATCCGATAAGGGCGAACCTGTGGATTTAAATTCCCTAATCACTTCATTGGTATCAGTATTACCGCCTAATATGCAAAATGTAGCACCTCAAGATGTTGCAGGTGCAATTAGTAATTTGGCAGGAGGAGCGAGTACAGCACCACCACAAACAGGCGCACCACAAACAGGCGCACCACAAGGGTTAAGTTCATTAACAGGAGGATAAAATGAAAAATACAGAATTTGGACAAAATAATGTTAAGCCGAAACCAGGCTTCACTTACGCTAAAGTTAAAGATGATTCTGAAGTGATAAATAATCAATTGGCCAGTCAGTGGGCTAAAATAAAAAAAGGATAACACATGAGTAACCCTGTTGTACCGATTATATTTAGCGCTCTTGATCCTGCGGCATTACCCACTGTGCCAGATCCTGCAGGTAATTCCGTACCAGTAGTGAATATGTCAATGATAGATGATAATTTTGCAGCTTTGACTTCAATGTTCACTACGGATACTATTTTTCCTATTAGTCCACAGGTGGGAGCAGTGTGCGTAAGAACAGATTTGAATGAAATTTACGTATACGATGGCGCAATATGGGTATCAAACACAGCGACTGCAACTACTGCAACTACTGCAACTACTGCAACTACTATAGGTGGATTTAGTGCTTCTCAATTAGCGAAGAATGTTAGAACAGTAGAAATAAAGACTGCTTCATTTACTGCAGGCGCAAGTAACACAATATATATTACTAATGGGGCTTCTGTTACTGCAACGTTGCCTCCAATGGCACCAGGAATAAACTATCTGTTCTATTCGTATGCTGACGGAAATAGTTTTGTCATTGACGCAGGGACAGATAATATCCTATTGCCGAATGGAACTGGCGTGAACAGTTATGCTTCGTGGAGAAATAATCATTATTTAAGGATATTTTGCGACGGTGGACACTGGTATTTATCTGCACCTATCAAAAATATAGCCCCCGTAGGTGCCGTAAGTGGCGGTGCAACCCCTTTAACAGTCACTACGCCGTCAATCACTGCGCCAGCTAATGGGAGAGCAATGTTGCGGATAGATGTAGGGGGTAATGCGGACTTTACTTCTCAAGGCACGACTACGGCAACATTACCAGGATTAGTGATAATTGCGACAAGGTATACGTGGTTAAATGGTTTTACAACGGCATATTTACCGATGACGACAGGGCAGAGCGCAACATTCACGCATACAACAGGCTCAAGTGCCGGTAACGCTGGAGCATTAGCAACAGTATCTTATGAAATAGATTAACAGGAGGATAAAATGCAATTTAGCAACGAAGAATTAGACTTAATGGACGATGATTTAAGAGCAAGAGTGGAAGCACTTGATGCCGAAAGTGCTCAAATGAACGGAGTGGTCAGTAAAATAATGTCTGATCCCATAGCTAAAGATAAGTTCAGAGATATCAACCAGAATTTAAGCTTAGGCTTGAACTTGTCCGATCCGAGTGAGGATATGGCAAGAAAATTGGTCAAAGAACAGGTAACTCCACTACAAGAAAAATTGACTGCAATAGAAGCAGAAAAAAATAAGGGTGCTGTTGAAAATAAACTTGCAGAACATAATTTGACCCGCAATGACATAAAGGATATTGTTGCTTTTAAAGAAGCTAACTCTATTCAGAATGATCTTGCAGCAATAAGTTTATATGCTAAGACTAACAAATCCGTAGAGGATATTGATTTTTCGAATTCATATGCTAATCCCATAAGCGAAAGGGGTTTTAAAAATATTAACGAAGCTAAACAAGCCGCTCTGACAGACATAAGAAGTACATTGCGGTAAATAAGGAGAAATTATGATGCCAATTACAGTAGGTGTAAACACCTACGCCAATTTTTTCAAACCTGCCACCACTTTGAATGTTCCGATTACAGGTTCAACTATAATACCGAAGGGTTGGTATTATGTTATAACGGCAGGCGAAATACAAGCTAACACAACGCCCACAGGTACAGCTACTTGGGTAGGTATTGCACCATCTGCCTCGGGAATGTTAATATTTTCAGACGGTATAAATTTTCAGGTTTATAATAGTAGTGCGGCTATTATAACCATGACTTTAATAGGATTAAAATAAACGGAGGTAAATATGGCTTTAGTTGGAACGGGGTATTATCCCACCGATGCACAAGGGGCTAAATCATTTATAGAGATAACACAAAGAAATGTAAGTGATACCCTAGTTGTGCAGAATTTACGCAAAGCAACACCATTTTTGAAATTCATTTTAGATGAGGCAACCGATGAAAGGGCAGGCGGTTTTTCGCCTATAACACAGCCTGTATTAACGGAAACGTACGGACAGGTTCCTGAGTACACGGATTTTTCAGGTAATTTTTCTTCACCTGTTACGAAAAATCCTATCATATCTGCAATGTGGAACCAATCTCTTGTGGCCACTGCCGTGGGCTATACGCAACCTGAATTATCCTTAACACAGGGTTCAGGCGCTGAGAAAACTATTATTGATAATATCTCAGCAAGGTTAAATGATGCGTACAAGTCTAACATCGAATTTTTGTCGAGTGCATTGCTTGGTTCGGCAGGAACAAACACATTAGCCATGAATGGAATACAAGACATGGTTGATGATGGCACTGTTTCCCCTAACTATGGCAACATTTCAAGGAGTCTTGAACCTAAATGGAATGCAGCCGTTTACACTAACACTCAGACAGGTGCTGCGTGGGCGCAGGTTCAATACTATATTCAGAGTTATTTGAATAGCCATGCGGGTGGTTTGCCTAATTTAGGCTTATGCTCCTATGCAGTTTTTCAGGCGTTAGCAACCTCCTTCACTAACAATGAAAGAATGGTTGTAAGCGATATAAAAGGCATGGTAAAAGATAGGACATGGGAAGTTCAATCAGTAGGCATAGGTGGAGTTCCTATAGTAGTAGATCCCAATATAACAGGTGATACAATGTATTTTCTGAATTCAGATCATTTAAAATTCAGTGTTAATCCTGATTTTCATTTCAAAATGACGGAACCTGAAAGCTTAACGCCAACTGGTGTTTTGGGTTTTGTTCAGGTTTTAACTATGTCAGGGCAGTTGTGGAGTGACTTGCCTTCTTCTCATTTTAAACTTAACTCAGCTCCAAGCATAGCTTTAGCCTAAGGAGGCAAAAATGTGGGTCGACTCACCGATAGAATTTGAAATTACGTACGGCAATGTAACATATAAGGTTGGGAAAGGTATTACTGAAATTCCCGATGATGCAGGTAGAGCTTATTTTCTCTATGACTATAATGCTAAAAGCGAACAAAATTTATATGATGCATTGCAAGTTTGTGTACGCAGACATGGAAAATCTCAAATGTCCATTGATGATATGAAATTATTTATATCTCAATTCAAGGTTGGCAGATTCAAAAAAGAACTTGAACCTGCTGAGAGTATCAATAGAAATAAAAACAAGGAAATTAAGTGACCCTTGAACAATATTACAACGCAATAATAAGCAATATTTTAGCCGCTGCGAACCTCACCCCTGCTTTGGTATATAATGCCGTTAATATGGCAAGGCGTGAGGTTAGTAGCTCACTATCAGCATTGCTTGGGACTTATGCTTTTACCCTAACAACTGGGCAAGGTGCGTATGATACCGCCATTGCCAATACCATAGGTACAAATGGGGTAAATGCGGTTTACGATGTAAGAATTGTCCAAGGTAATTTAAGGATAGCCTTAGAAAGGATTGTTTCTGATAGCTATGATTTTACTAATTATAATGGCTATCCGGAGCAGTACTTTTTGATGAATCAACAAATTAATTATTATCCTATACCATCAAGCCCTTTCAAGAGCGAATGGAAAGTTGCATATATTCCTGCTGATCTTGTTTTAGGTACAGATGTTGAAATAATTAATCCTATTTTTTATGATCCTATTATTTTATTAGCAACATCATATACCGCTATATTGGATCAAAATCAATCACTATCTCAATATTTTAGACAACTTTATTCAGTGAGGCTATCAACTATACCCAAAAATATATTAGCGAGGTAAAAAATGCAAAAGGAACAATCGAACCTTCATCTGGCCTCCCGAGATCCTTTTAAAAAGTTTACGCTTACTATTGATGGGATAGCTGGTCTCAACACCACAGAACCGCCTAACCAAATCCAAGACAATGACATGGTCAGTATTGTCAACCTCTTACCTCTGTCAGCCAATCTTATACGGAAAATAACAGGTTATGAAGTAATTGTATCTGGTTTGCCTGCCGATATAATTAAAGAGATAAACACTGAAATAAATGGTGCAATGGTTGATCTATTAATTTTAAAAAATGGGGAGGCAGGCACGGTAACTAATGGTGTTTACGCTACCATAGCGCCTGCGGGTACTTTCTCTAACAAAGCCACCGATGTGGATATTAATATATGGAATACAAAATGGCTTTTGATTATAGACAACAATACCGGCTTATTTTCCTATCAACCAAACTATAATCCTACGATCTTGACATGGACGGCAGCAACTGCATATGATGTTGGGGATATAATAAGTAATACTTCTACGACAACAGTTTATACGTGCATCACAGCAGGTACAACAGGTAGTACTGCCCCTATTTCCACCATTGTAGGCGATGTAACGATTGATGGCACAGTAGACTGGGTTACTATTACACTTGTCAATGGCTTTATGCATGTTGCGGAAACTATCAAGGGATTTTCAATAGGCGTTTGGGAGGGGAGGGTTTTTGGAGGCTCAAACGAAACAATAAATTATAGTGCGCCAGGTTCCTTTATTGATTTTACCTCTAAGAATGGAGGTGGGTTTTTCACTGTAGCCATATCAAGTCTTAAGCAATCTATCTATAAGATATTGCCATATATGGACAGCCTTTATATGATAGGCGATCATGCTATTGTTGCCTTCACAGGCACTACCATATCCAATGATCCTAACAATTGGTACATGACTGTCCTGTTCAATAATATGGGGACATTCTATCCTAATTCTGTAGTCAATTTCAATAATGTAATATATTTACGCAATGAATATGGGCTATGGACAATCGAAAGCACGCAGAGTAAGAAATTCTCATATAAAATTGATTTATCAGATTATACAATAAGCGATTATCCTGCATCAATCACCACGATAAATAATCTTAACTTTTATTTAATGCCCGTAGAAGGATTATCACCCGTTACAGACACTACCATTAATTTTATATTAGCTTATTGCATAGATTTGGGTAGGTTTTATACCATAGATATAGGACAAAACATAATGGGTACTTATCAGACATATAGCATAACAGACCATTCATTACATGCCTTCGGTAACAAATCATTGTTCAAGATGTTCGCAGGAACTAATGCGATGTATAGTGGGTTTACTACTAAGAACTTTGACTTTGGTTATCCTTTTATGTACAAGGTTTTTAGATATTTAATCATAAATTTTATTAGTATTTCAGGCAAAACTACATTCAAAGTTCAATGCATAGCGCAAAAGCACAATCAACAGAATAAAGATTTAAACCATGCTTCTGCATATGTGGGATTATGGAACCAATTTGGCTCCTATATGTCTTGGGCAATTAATAGTATCTTCGTGTCTAATAAAAGTAAATTTACGGGGCGCAAGGCAGATTCACTTATTTTCAATATTGTTACGGGTGGTACTGAATGTAGGTTTGAAATATCAGAAACATCAGACGCAATATATGAAATATCTAATATGTTTGCCGAAGGAACACTCGGTAGGAGTTTGGTATGAATTATTCCAGTAAAATATTATCTTATCATATAGGCAAAATGGATAATTTGAATGTATTTATGAGTACCTGGATTAATGGACATTTTCAAGATCATCAAACTTTATTTTCAGGTCTAAATGGCTTAGAAGTTGCTCTTAAAAATTCACCCTATAAAATTAATAACTTGTACATGTTTTTCAATAGCAAGGATAAAGCGTCATTGAATAAGTTTTTATATTATGACAATTTTCAACATAACTCTTTTTATCAATGGCTCAATAAATTAGGCGCCAAATTGATAGACTACAATAAACCACCTATGGTAACGCACCCATTGCTCAATCCTTTTCAGGTTGCAGTAGGGACTGAGAGAGGTTTTTATAACAATTTTATCTATGCAGAGCATGCAACTCATACCATGTTATTGAAAGCTTTGAATTTACTTTTCAATGCTTATGGTGTAAAATAGTATTATGTACTTATTAAACAAACTTGAAAAATGTAAAATGAAAAATTCATTGATAGGATTGTTCAAACTGACCGATAAAGAGAAAATTGATTTTATAGAAGTATTAAACAAGAATATGGCATATATGGATAATTTAGGGTTTGTCATAGTTGAAAAAAAGGGTGATGCAATATTTATCCATTACATCAATTCAACGAATGTAAAAGAATTTGTAGCCAAACTTTTATTGGTCATTCCTTCTTTAAGAATAGCATATTATAGGAAGGTTAAAAAATCATATTACATAATAAATATATTTAACAATGAATATAGGAGGATAAAATAATGGCTGGAGGAGGAATACTAATTGCTGCAGAAGTTATATCCAGTTTAGCGACAGTTTACTCTATGGTTAAGAGTTTTTCACAGCATGGGCTTACAATGCCAAAGATTACTCCATTTAAAATACCGCAAGTGGAGATGGCCAAGCTTAACACACAGATAGCACAGAATACGCAGTTAAGTTCGCAAGCAAGGCAGGTAGCTCAAACTGCTATGGCTAACTATTCAGCAGGCAAACTTTCACCTGCTTATGCAGGTGAGTTTGAAAGTCAAATGACCGACATGAAAAAGAAAGTGGAGGAACGTTTAGCATCTCAGGGATTTACTGCTGATAGCACACAATGGCAGTCTGCTATGCAAAACCTAAGCACTTATTCTGCTAATTTAAAATCTCATATGTTGCAGTCTCAGTTGCAAAGTGGCCTTTCTACTGCAGGATTTTCTACTGAGGGAATTACGGCGCTGGAGAACAAATGGAGAACACAGGCAGGCATTAATACAGAAAATGCTAATACTGCGTTAAAACAAACTCAATTAGAATTGATGAACCATCAGATCCAGAGCCAAAAGAACCAACAGATAGGCGAAGGTTTTGGCAACTTAGTCAACACAATAGGAAAACTTGCAGGAGGTACGTCAAGTGGGGGTGCCATAGTGCCAGGTGATACGAGTTATGGTGGTACCAGTGGCAATTTATTGACTGATCCGAATGCTGTTGACAATGCATTCCCTCCATTATCGCAGGGGGAAAAAACATTATGAGATATCATTCAGCGTGGACACAGGCAGATGCAAATAAACAGCGAAGTGCTGTTCCTACCTATAGCGTCAGGAACAGGGCAGGTAATAACCGTTGGCACCAAACACAGGGTGTAGCATCAGCTCCTGTAGCACCAACTCCATTTCAGGCGACACCATTTGTCAGTACTGTTCCTGTATCGTCTAAAGTAATATCTGGCAATGAATATAACAATTTGCAAAGAGTGCAACATTTTTCAGATCCTTCTTCCGGCATCAAGGCATTGATGGATCCTAATACTCCAAATTATGTTACAAAGATATTCCAGAATGAATATACAACAGGCATGAATGCATTGAACGCCAAAAAGGCACCTACCTTTACCCGTGAAAATCTTATGGGGTATGCAAGGGCTAATGAAAACAGCCTGTTAGGTAATGCTGGAATATCAAGGGAATATAACAGCTATTTAGATAAACAAACTAATGAATTTTCAAAAGAAACATTGGATTATGCTAATGCACAAAACACAGCGAAAGACGCAATAAAAACCTTAGATACGCCTGATACATTAAAGAATGAAACACTTGCATTGACCTCAGGTGCTGTGCAACATTCGTTGGAATGGATAGGGCAACAGTATGGCTATGATTATACAGTACCCTACAAGGCTCTAAGTACAGCGTTAAGTTCTAACGAAAAGTATAATGCAAGTATGGCAAAATTATTTTCTAACTATCTTGGTATTAGCTATGATTTACCATCAGAAATTAATACTCAGGTTGATAATATAAATACCGAGATAAAAGGTAAAGCAGCGACAGAAAGGGTGCAAGAAGCGCAATACAATAAAGCCCTACAAGCATACCGTCTCAAAGAGGACAAATATAGAAGCGAACATAGGAGGATAAGATAATGAGTTCACCTACCCTAAGGTTACCAACATTAACACCGAATATGAAATTAATGGGAATGCAATTGAAAGCACCAACAGGTTTTCCCGAAAGTCCTGTTGTTCCTAAGCCTGTTATAAAATCTCAAATAACAGATCAAACAGGGGACGAGAATACCACCTTGACCAATATGAATAATGCGGGGGATTTATATAAGAAATTAGACGAAATTAATGGTAAGATAAGCAAAACATCTGAAAAAGGCACTGTTGCAAACAATGATATGATAAACGAAATTAATAATACGAAAGATAGAATACAAGCACTTAATTTAAACATAGCAGACGCACCTAAGCCACCTACATATGTGGCAATGACCGATAATGTTAAGCAATTGTTCCCATATGTCATGGCTATAATGAGTGTGTTGTCTCTTAGCCCCGAAGGTGGCGGGTTGACAGGATTGGCAGAAACATTTAATGGTATGATTGGGAGCCTAAGGAAATATAATATAAATAAATTTATGATAGCTAACAAGGAATTTGCCAGCAAATTAGAGAACTATAAGATTGATACCAACAATAAGATAGAAGAATATACTTCAGTCTTAAAAAAGATAACGGCAGGCGAAGATGCGAACGCCGAAGTATTGAAATTAAAAGACGCAAATAAGAATATGACATTGCGAACATTGATAGATCATGAACAAGTAATCCGACAAGCCATTGCGTTGAACGCCAAATTATCAGAAGATGCCAAGGCATACGAATTGAAAATTGATGGGCTAAAAGTCAAACGAGAAAATGCCTCTACAAATAGAATAAATGCAAGGACAAGAAGCGCTGACGCCAATAGTAAGATAGGGCGCAGGGCTTTATTAAATATTCAAACAGTTACTAATACAATGAAACCAGGCAACAGTCCATTTGGCGATAGTTTAAGTGGTTTAACCCCGTGAAAAAAGAAGATTTAATAGCGAATGTTTTAGCAAATACACCTGACTGGGGGGTTGATCCGCCTAAATATAATATACCTAAATATAATATACCTAAATATAATATACCACTACCACCTGACCCGTTAGCAGGCGAAACAATCAGAAATACTCGGCCAAGTGATATGCCTATTCCGACACTGCATTACACTGCTGGAGATATGCGTAGGCACGAAGATAAGGCTCTGCAAATCCTTAGAAATATTCCTACTCAAATAGGCATTGGTATCAATAGTTCGCTCAATGTGCCTAAGCCGATCCGACAGGTTGCACAAATAGGCAATGAAACATATAAATTCATCATGCCTAAAAGTATAGGCGGTTTAATATTGTTACTCACGCTTGATCCTATTGGCAAGGCAGGGGAAGCAATTGGAGAGAGTGCATTAAGGCCATTGTTGGAACATGTAGCAGATTCTGAAATATTTAAAAAGGCTATAATAAAAGCAATGGCTTACGGATCGGCAGGAGCTACGGCTACACTTGCAGGTGCCACTGCGAACAATAATTATAAGAATATTGGGAACAGAATGTTAATCAACGGTGCAATAGGCGGTGCATTAGGTGGATCCTCCGAATACATACCCAGACTTCTTGCCCAAGTAGGACACTTTATCCCACGTGAAGCTCTGAAAATTATGGAAACCATAAAAGCACATACACCTAAGAATGTAGTGGGTGGTATTAAGATAGGTATTAAGAAGGGTGCTAAAATAACCGACAACAGATTATTTAATATTTTTCACGCTGTACCTTCTGCTATAGAAAAAAAGGTCTATAATATTTTATTGCATGTTAATGAAGTTAAGACATCTGCTTCTTTAGCGGCTAATGTTTTTATGGACACAGTAGAGAAAAATCCTGGAGCGGTGGAAGCTATAGGATTAGGTAGCAATCTATATAACAGTGTCCCGGGTTTTTTTAATAATGGTGGTCTAACAGAAGATTTAGACATTCTTGCCAAGGATTACAATCTCAAACCCATGCAACTAAAACAACTTATCAATATTAGGAAAGCCTATTTTTCTAAAGATATTCAAGGTGCATTAGCAGAGTCAAGAATGGCTTATGGAAAAATATCTGATAGTCTCAAATCAGCCAAATTGCCCAAGCAAATAAATACAACTATTGCTCGTGCGTCAAGTGCTATAAATAAATTAAAAAGGATAGGAAAACAATACGAGGTTATCCCCTATATTAAAAGCATGGGCAAGAACATAGACGAAATAGATAAGATAAGTAAACTCATAGAAACTAAAATTAGCGTTCCTGAGATTGCAAGGTTACGTAAACTTGCTACCCAAGTAGGCTACAAATTATCAAATTCAATAGACAAGGGAGTTGCATTTGCCGATAAACAGTTGGCAAGTGCCAAAACGATAGATTCTTCGACGGATAATCTAAGGGATAAAATAGTATCTGATATTGAAAAGAGAGGGCACACAACCCAAGCGTCCTTGAATAAAGCAGTATTAACGAATCATTTAGACATAAATAAGCATACTGACAGTCTATCGACTAAAGTAACGCAGGGAATAACAAGGGCGACTAAACGCTCGGATAATATAGCCTTGAATTTGCAGAAAAAGAAAGACAAAATTGCACAAAAAATAAATAATATTATTCAAGATTATAGCGATAAAATAGCTAACATACAACACAATATTACCATTCCTTTTGATAATTATTTTTCCTTAGCAGATGATCCACTTAATGCTATCAAGAGTAGGATAATGGATCCGCAAAAGTTGGTAGAGCGTAATGCTGTGCAATTAGAGAGAGGGGATATAACACATCGATTAACTAAGACATGGACGCATTCAGACAGGCTAATGCAGTTGCAAAATTTAAACGATATATTAGCCAAGTCTCCTATAGATGAAAATTATTGGGGCGCAAAATTATCAGACGATACACACTTAAGCCCTAAAGATATGAGATACGTGTTGCGTGGGTTACCTCAAGCACTGTTTCAGACAGATAATGCGTTGCAGATGCTCAAACAAAAACTTGATTATGTCTCAGAAAATCCTAACAATATAAATATTGCTAAATTTATTATGCGTAAAATATATGAAAACTCCCATATGTCAGAAGGATTGACAGCTGGGGATATTAGCAAGGGTTATAATGCTGATTTTTTACAAAAGTTTATACATGATAGCGATACACATGAAATATATCGCAGGATATTAGGCCAATCTAATGAAGTCAATAATATATTTGATAAGGCTATGACAGGTATAAAAAGATTTAGGGTTGCGCTTACACCCTTTCATTTATTTTCATTGTCTAAATCTGCGTATTATAATGGCGAGACCCCACAACGTATATTCAGTTTGTTAAGAATGGGCAGGCCTGCCTTTAATAAAAATATGTTGGCTACCTTTAATCAGGCGAGGGATATTCTTAATAAACATAACGTAAATTTAGCTACTTACATAGAAAGACCTATCTCTGTATCCTTTGCTAAGGGGGGTAGAATAGCACGGATATTCTTAGGCAATAAGTATATGAAATATATGGACAATATACTTTGGAATAAAATGTATAATGCTTATAAAATAGATGCCATAGGTGATGTAGCATCTCAGTTAGACAAAGGCAACATACAGCCTGCACAAGCCGAAAAACAATTGAATATTATCAATAGTTTCTTTGGTGGGTTACCTGAGCTATCTCTAAGAATGCCCGACAAAACTAAATCACTTATCCGAACATTATTTTTTGCTCCCGACTGGGGAATGTCTCTTTTAAAGCAAATGGGTTATGGTGTCTCATTAAGCGATGAGAAAATAATAAAATATTATCATAACATGTTTATTTTTAACATAATGCTAAGACAGGCAGCCCAAGTATATAGCCGACAGCCCAACAGCTTGACGCAACTCCCTAACGAATTAAGCGCCCCATCTTCATTATTCAATACCTATTCAAACAACAATAGAATAGACGTGTTAGGGTACGAGAAGGAATATCCTAATGTTATCTTGCGTTCCATATTAGCATTAAGAGACGGTGGCCTAAACGCAGGTACGTTAGAATTATTGTATGAGTTGAAAGATAAATTAGGCGTATTCCCTCAGGTAGCAATGAATTTGCAACAAGTGATAAGAGAGAAAAAACCTGCTATTTCAATAGTCAAACCATTGCTCCCATTTATTGCTTCTGATTTCATGGACAACCCTACGGCAAGCGGAGTAATATCATCATCAGTCAGCAATATATTAGGGATAAGGGTTCACCCTCTTAAATATGCACGAGGCATTACTGCTCAATACTTTTCACCAACACCATTGAACAAACATTCGTTGGCTCAATCTAAAAAAGCTGTTCTTGACTTCTATAGTCATTACGCAAAGAGTAGCAGTAGTTTGAAACGAGCATTAGTTAATGAGGCTATAACTGATATAAACCCCTATATCACATTAAGCCTTGCCAGAATTGCGTATAATCAAAAGGATAACCCAAATGTAACAACAATATTACAATCTGAAATAGACAAATTTAAAACTAAATACTTATACAAACTTGAACATAGCCCAACAGCGAAGGAATATAACTTACCTATATTTAGGTGGCACAATATATTTAATCATATAATATCCCAAACTGTTTCATTAAAAAAGCAAATGGAGAGGCAAAATGAAAGTAGATAAAAAGCCTACGATGGCGATAAAAGTTGAAAAGATAATTAACAATATGTTAGATGAGGTAGAGGACATGGATATAATGAACAAACAAGCGGTTGTCAAACTTGCCTCTGATTTCCTATCTGTGTATAATAAACTTAACATAAAAGATCTTGAAGCTGATTATTTTAAATGAGGGAGGAATAATGAACGAAATAGAAACCGTTCTAGCCAAAAAAAAGAAATTCTACAGACAGGAACGCAATTTTCCTGTTTAAACAGAAGTATGTATTTGACTTAATTCAGTTAGGGTTTGTAATTGGCATGTTTATATCTAATTTGGTAGTATTTTCTATTGTGATATGGCACCCGAGTGTGTTAAGGATAGTGGGTGCTACGATCTTTTTCTTATTGACTCTTATATTTTTATGGAAGTGGGGTGCCAAATGGAAGTAATAGAAAGAATAGAAAAAGAATTGATGGTAGCAATTCAGGAATTAAGCCTTAAGGTGGTAAAGTTAGAGGAGCATATGAAAATGATAGAAGGTCATTGGAGAGCCTTAAATTGGTTCTTAATGAGTATCAGTATTCTGATAATATCGGCACTCATTATAGACTTGGCGAGGTACCTAAAATGACCAGTATATCTACTGATGAGTTCAAAGCATTAGAACAGTTCGCATCGAGACACGATATCTATAGGATATATTCAGGGCTATCCTTGCATATGCACACGCCCAATATTAGGTTTCTATTGTTTCTTATAGCGATCAAGGATTTCCATAGAGCGTTGGGTGTCTTGCAGACTAACAAGGAATTAAATGTAGTTGGGCTATTGCTAATATTGGAACCCGACAATGAGATATATCAGTATCTCGCAAGGGATAAAAAATGAATAAATACTTAGACTTTAATTCTAACATAGAAGAAACTATTATATTAATATCAGGAACCTTTATTGTTTCTATTGCAATTTTAGTTTATTATGTGTTTTTTGCTAAACAAGATATGCCACCTAACATAATGAATTTTCTTGAAGTAATATGGGGTGGCACAGTGGGTAGTTATATAAGCAAGACAGTCAACAATATTGTCAAAAGGAATAGTAATGGAAAATAGAATATTAGATATTGTATTTATTATTATTGTAGCTATTTTAGTAGCAGTTTTCTTGAAGTGGAATAACACATCTACGATGATGCAACCTCCCATTAAGAATTTGACTAAAATAAAAAGTGAGTTAAGGAGCAAATATAAGACCTTTAATAGTGTAAAAATCAGGTATATACCCAAAAACGTGTATGTTAAGAGGCTAAAAACGCCCCTTAACACTACGTTAAAAAAAGACAATATCAAGATATTGACTACAGGGAAGGTACCTGCATATAAAGGTAAAACTATGGTAACAGCCTTCTTAGACACTAAGACAGGACAGGGCAGTCTATATTTCAATGAATTACCCTATTCCAAAACCTGGCTAAGCTTCGACAGTGTTAAGACATTGTCATTTAGTTACGGATATATCAGTAGCAAGGTTGGCACAAGGCAAGGATTGTTAATGGGCTTTAACTATGGGTTCATGCAGATAAAAGGATTTTCTTTCAGCGTAAATGACACATTGTTTATTAACCAAGAGCCTATTAATTTTATAGGCTTAAAAATCAAATATAATTTCTGAGGAGGCTCATGTGCTTATTTTCTTAATTATAGCTTTAATAATTCTACTTATAGATATTGTGTATGTGATCAAACATTACAATATACTCAAACAGATACAAAAAGATGTACATAAAGAAGCGACTAACCTTAAGAAAGAATTAAAATCAGAGATAATAAAAGACAGCAACTTTATTAATAAAATAAAAAAGAAATTATGAAGTTCATTTTCAATCCTGATAACAATATATTTAGGAATGAAAAAGAGGCTATCTTTAAGAGTTTAGACAAGAAAGCTCTCAAATTCCTAAGTTGGTGTTTGCACTTAAAGATACTGACCAAAGACAAGGGTCTGGTTACGTTTGATCCTAACACATGGTATTACACTCAATGGCTCTTGCTTACAGTGATGTTCCAAAAAGAAAAAACAGCTGTAATATTAAAGTCAAGACAGGCAGGTGCTACAACTATCTTTTCTGCACTCGACCTTTATTATGCCTTTCAACACAGAGATTTGCAAGGAGCCGTCATATCAGGCGATTACAAGATGTTAAAGAAGACGAGGGCTATTATTCTAAACATCTATAACCATACACGATTAGACGCTAAATATCTTACCCTATATAATAATAATGAATTCCTGAGATTTACTAACGGGTCTGTACTTAACTTTTTAGCACCAAGTACTAAACGAAATAGTCAAGGTAGCATGGATAGAGGTGGTGCAACAAACTATCTACACGCCACGGAAGTGGCTTTTTTTGCCAATATGGAAGATTATAATGCTTTTGCCCCAACACTTTCCGATGAGTATCCTGATCGTATGTACATCTACGAAAGCACAGCGAATGGCTATAATCATTTTTACGATATGTGGCGTACCGCTAAGAATAGTCCATTTCAAAAGGCATTGTTTTTAGGTTGGTGGCAAAAAGATACATATTCATTGAAAGGCGATGAATATTCTTTTTTTGGTGGCAACCCTCAGGGGTGGGAGATAGAAGCTGTTAACGCTGTCAAGGAGACTTATGGCTACGAAATATCTAATCAACAATTAGCCTGGTGGCGTAAGCAATTAGCCGAAAAAACAATTAGCTCATATGGACTATCCAAGATGGATACTATGTTGCAGGAATATCCATTTACAGAATCAGACGCATTTAGATTTTCAGGTTCTAAGTTTTTTACTTCTGATATGATGAAAAACAAAGATGCCTTCGAACCTATACGAAGAGAGAGTGTTATTTTTTATCAGGAGCCAAGTGATACTATAATCAAAGAAACACCAAATGGTAAACTTGCCATTTACGAAGACTATGTTGCAGGTGCTCGATATGTTCTGGGTGCGGATCCTGCTTATAGTTCAAGTCCTAACTCGGACAACGCTGTAATCTCAATTTATAAATGCTACAAGGATAAGCTCATTCAGGTAGCAGAGTTCGCAGACTGTCTGATAGATATGTCCCATTTTACTTGGCTTTTATTATCTTTGTGTGGCAGATATAATGCTTACGCTATAATAGAAGTGTCAGGCGGTGGTGAGGCTGTCTTACAATTTATTGATTTATATAAAAAATGGATTACAGAACACGATACACAGAAGACTACTATTTTCCAATATGCAAAGCGATTACGTGAGTTTACCTATAGAAGACATGATAGTTATTCCTTTGGTTTGCTTAGGCAATGGAAAACTACCCAAAGTACGAAAGAACCTCTTATGAGCGTTTTGCAATCCTTTGTCAATAATAATACTATTGAAATAAAATCCAAAGAACTGTTTGATGAGCTTAACTGGGTTACACGGGAAGGTGCTTACATAGGTGCAATAAAAGGCAAACATGATGACAGAGTGATAGGCACAGCTTTATGCGCAATGGCTTGGAACGAATATATTAGAATGAGATGCAAAACAGAGAAGGAATTTCTAAATATCCAACAAAGTGTTAGGGACAAGTTAGAAAGCTTTGATCCCGATGTTGAATTTAAAAAAAATATACTCTTAAAGGCATTTAATGTTAAACGGAGAGATTGATCTACTTTATGATAGCCTGAAGGACGTCTACACAGTGAAAAAGATATCTTATTTATGCGGTGTAGATGTGAAGACATTACGGGAACGTAGGAAAAATTCAGATTGGACGCAAGCAATAGCTTCGATGCTTATTGAATTAGGGGATCCCGAAAACATCAAGCAATATGCTTTATACAATATTCAAAGCATGGGTTATCCTGACGAATGTCTATATTATTTCAATTTAGACGCTTGTATCCAAAACAAGGAATTAGTCTTTACCCATTCAAGGCTTAATGATAAGATAAGGTTCGAAAAGAACCCTATGGCATACATGGACATATTATTACGTGCAGATTGCCGTGCTAAAATAAAAGTACAAGGTTTTAAAAAGTGTAGGTCATACACTAATTTAATTACATATAGGAAGATTAAACATGCAAAAGTTGCCACAGCATTTAAGATCCGCTTACGACAATTTGAAAATGCTTAACTCTCAGCAGGCTAAATTTTATCATATTAACTGGGATACAGTTAAGAGAGCTAAATTAGGCGGTAATGTGAGAGTCTCGGTATTAGAAAAAATGTTTAAGCTGAACAGATGAAAAGCATTAAGCGAATGGTTAGGGATATTTTCCACTTCAAAAGAATCCCTACCCATTTTATCATAGAAGGTTTATGCGTGGAACACAAAAAACCCTTTTTGGTAATTGCAACATCAGATGGATATCTTGTTGTGAATGTCCCAAAGGCAATGCAACCAGAATTATCTAATATGGAACACCATATATTAAAACTCCGAATAAATCTGATCTACGATTTTGTTATCACAGCGAAGGTGAGCGAAATATTTAGTGCAAAACTTCTTGAACAACCGAAATTAGGCGGACAACAAACACCATTTATAGGTAGAAAACTATACTTGCCTACCATGATAGCCATAGAACAAAAAAAACGGGCAGAGACTGCAAATTCTATTAAACTTCTAACAGATTAGATACAATCACGCCCGTTTTTATTTAAACGCCTTAAACACCCCTTTACGTGCGCCTATAGCGTTTTAGCTCAAAAAGGTACATCATCTTCAGGTTCTATGTCCTTTTTGGGTTCAGTTTCATCGGTCGGATCCTTTTCAGGGGCAGACGATTTAGGTTCCGAACTCAATAACACCAATTTGGAGCAAATGATGCTACTGTAATATTTCATAACACCCTCCTGCTCATAACTTTTATTTTCAATCCTGCCTTCCATTAGGATTTGTGTTCCCTTTAGAAGAAATCTTTCAAGCGATGTTGCGAGTTTGCCAAATATGACGATATTATGCCATGTGGCATTTTCCTGTTTTTCACCACTCTTGTTTTTAAATATTTCCGACGTTACCATCGAAAATTTAACAACAGGATTATGATTAGCGCTGACTGCCGTCTGGCAATCTGCACCTAATCTACCTATCAGAATTGCTTTGTTATAGCTTGCCATTCAAACCTCCTTTTTTGCGGATAGATAATACCTTAGTGAAAGTATCTTCACTAAGCATATTATATATCTCAGGTTTTTCTTTTTTAGTTTAGTTGCGCTTACAGTTGTCCTTTTTTGGACTTCATAGACGTAATTATAATGTTCTGTGAAACCACGCCTAACATCTTGCTTTTCCATTTGCTTGATAATTACATCTCTAATATCTTTGATTTCATTATCTAACAAAGACTTCCTGTCCATCAACGATGCATATTGATTGTCAATATGACCAAAATCAACTAAATCAACCCTTTCATCTTTTTCAGTCTGCATGACACCACGACACATGGTGCGATAAGGGCAATTCTTGCATCTTTTATCATTGAAATCATCAAGCCTATCAGGCTCAACGGCACCTTCTATATGTTTAGTCCAAAAATTGGCTGCTTCTTTTTCAATATCATTAATTAGAGGTTGTTCCCTTTCTATTCTGAACGTATGCAACGTCCAGTCTGACAATGGGAATATTGCAAAATAACCCACATCAGTTCCATATAGGTTAAGATAATGTTGCAATTGCAAATGATAAGTTTCTGCAATTTTGTTATTTTCAACCAAAAATGAATTAGCAGGTGCTTTTATTTCTAAAATTTCATTATGGTTCACTAACCTATCTATATGTCCTGTCAGATAGGGGTACTTCTTATGCACCAAGGGTATGTTTCTCCTACGCACACTTACCTTGTTTTCTACCTTGAATTTTTGTGCGATAAGTTCTTCAAGGTCATTCCCCCTTTGCGTCTGACTGTTCCCTACGAAAGGATAATCAGCAGGCACACCCTTTATGGTATAGAACAATTTTCTTCTACACCCGTATTCGATATTGTATAAGCTTGCAATATCTGAACCGCCTATTGTTGATCTATCCATCTTTTTCTTCCTCCTTTGTTTTAACAGTTTCTTTTTCAAAACTATTTTTCATTTGATTTTTAGCACCCATGACGTCCTTGTCCGCCTTTGTATGCTTATCCAGGCCGTCCCATAAGCCTGACAATTCCTCCATATTTTCACATGACAATATTTCTTTTTTTGCCACGGTGGTCTTGTCCTCCTTAAATTTAGTGCTATTTTTTAACTCAAGTGCCTCAGGTCTACCGATAGCACTTAATTCTTCAGGTGTCATCTCATCGAGATCTTGTGTAAACAAATCCGATGATGCTGTTGTTGTGAGCACTGCATCTACAAGCGCTCTTTTTTTTGCCATCTTTATGCATGTGTTATAGAAATCAGCCGGATTATCGGCTTCAATCCTACGTGATATCACCCAACTGCCTCCTTGTTTCTTTACTACATTTCCCTCGCCGATAATCCGGCTTGCTTCAAGCTTATCTTTCTTGAAAACACTCCAATAGGTAGGCGGGACGGCACCCAGGGTTTCATTCCTGTAGCGATATTTGCTTTCCATTGTGGAGCATATACCTATGCCCATTCCTACATAGGTATCATTGTGGTTCAGACTAACTGTTACTGAAAACTCCACATGCGCATTTGGCAGGTTAGTTCTTTCAACTGCCGTCCGCTGGGTTAATTTGAACAACAGTAATAGTTTCTCAGCCCCAGGCTTTAATAGCGTGGGTTTTTTGCAGCCTGGTATGACTCCAAAATGCTCATCTTCTTTCATTACACCACGTAAAACCTCCTGGATTAGGTTTACTTGGCTTTTTACTTCTACTAATGATAAATCTTTTTCATTTGTCATTTTCATTCTCCTCTTTAGGGTTCCAAAAAGCTTTTTCTTTTATTTGTTCAATTACGAACTTTGTAAAAAACTTGTTAAATGACACCGATGTAATAGTGTCACCTATGATAAACTTCTCTCTGTAAAAATTTTGTAGAAGTATTTTGTCTTCATCATTGAAGACTAAAGTCATTCTGAACATTTTTCCTCCTTAAAATCAATTAAATAAATTTTAACACCTTCAAAGTACAATATTTTATCCCCATTTAGGGGTTTAAAATCTCTGTTGATATTCTTGTTAAGCGTTGTTGAAAACCTTAATCCTATATTTATATTGCTTTCATGCGTCAAGTGCGACACATGAGTTTTAGTATTGAGCATATGTTTTATCGTATCCATGCTTGGTATTTTCAATAACATATTCTTAGTATCTAATCTATCAATTAAGTATAACATATTTTACTCCTTTATGGAATTTAAATTATAATATCCTCAGGTTTAACACCCAAAATATCGGCAAAGGCATATAATGTCTTTAGCCTGATCACCTGCCTGCCACTTATGCGTAACGAAACTAACTGCTTAGTCATTCCCATATTTTTTGCTAAGTCAGAAAATGTCCATCTCTTTCTGACTAAAACATTCATTACTTTTTCTTTATCAATTTTCATTTGAATCTCCTTTTTCTATTATTTTTATAATATTTTGTTTCAAATCGTATAAAACAATGTCCCCTATGCTATCATTGCAAAAATGGCAATATTCATTAAAAATAGACATTATCTCTTTGTTTATCCGGGCAGAATAAGTAGAGGGATTAATATTTTCTCGTATCATATCCTGCGCATCACTCACAGTTAAGGCTTCATCATAGTCCCATTCATTATCAGTGCAATAGGGATCATACCCTACCATGCACCAATCTATCACTGCTTGCGTAGCAAGCGCCTCTTTTTCATTTGTCATCTTGAACCCCCTTTGAACAATCTTTCTATTGTCTTAAAATTATTGTCAGATAGGCTACTATTATGTTTTATCTCCATCACTAAGGGTAGATCGAACTCATAGCCTGATATGTACACCTTGTATTTGCTATTTATTATCCATTTTGTCAATTCAGTATAATCAACAGTCCTTAAATATTGATGAGTATTCTTATAGGGTGGATCAAGGTAGATAATAGTTTCATCTATCGGAGTATTTATTACCGTTTCATCATAACTATTATTTTGTATGCTTAGCTTATTGAATGGTAATGCTTTAATTTTTGCCAACAGGCCTATCCTTTCTGCTGGCTCAAACCTCCTGATCTTGCTCATAAGTTCTATGTTGGTTAACTGAGGCAAGTCAAATCTGCCATATATATTTTTTATAATTTTCTTAAATTCCAGCCTTCTTTCTGTGATAGTTGACCCTGTTGGAATAGGAATATGTATTTTGAACATATCTGAAAGAAGTTTTAATGCGACCATATCTCTATTGACTACTATTTCGTGAGCAAGTCGCTTGCTCTCTTCGATCGATTTCCCAAATAAATAGTGATCATGAGTGCTACCAAAGCCCCATATTACCTTGCATAATCCACCAAACCATGTATCAAGATCATGGTTTGCCTCAAATGTGCTTCTGTCGATCCACTTATAATATTTATCTGTTACCCCATTGTTGACAATATCTCTCAATAACGCAACAACTCCCCCATCTATCTCATTGTATACAACCTTTTCTATCTGGGGGTACTGTAAAGCACGTAAACTTACCGCTCCACAACCACCAAATAAATCATAAAAATATTTGGTTTTTGGATTGTCTACCATTATTTTGCCCAATATGAGCCCGGCTATTTTTCTTTTGGAGCCCATATATGGCAACCCTAACCTAAGATTATTTGTCATTTTGAACCTCCTTTATTTTCTTCCCTATTTCTTCATTAATTTCCTTGATGAGCTTCTCATCAAGGTTTAGGGTTTTGATACCTTCCTGCATTGCTTCTAAAAGTGCTTTCTTAAAATTTTCCATAATATCTCCTCTTGTGTGGTATGTGCAATTTCTGCACATACCACGTTAAATTAATCTTTTTTGGTTAGAATAAAACTTCCTTAGCAGTTTTCCATTTCCTTAGGGGCGCTATCTCTTTCATAGCTCCCTTCAGGGCATTGACGTTGTTAAACGTTTCCAGGCAACCTGCCCCACCCAGTATACATTCGCCCCCATCTACAGGCTCCTGCCACACTGCCCAAAAATCCCTATACTGCACTCCCCAGCAGGCTAATCTGACATTCATTTTGTCTGTAATAATACCTCCGTTTATGCCTGCTTGAAGTACCGACGCAGGCGGTTATGTGATCATCATATCTGGGTAACAACTTTCAAAGTCGCACCCTAATTTTAAAATTTTGTCATATAAAACATCGCTGAAGTCATCTCTTTTTGGGAGCTTGATTGTCCCCAGCATTTCCCGCAATTCTGCTTTTATTATGCGTTCCGGCAGGTCAGGGAGATAATAATTATCCTTCAACGTCTCATAAGTCCCGTCTACGACGAGAGTTATGAATTGTTGGCAATCCATCATGTTTAAAATCCCAGGTCGCCATTGTAAGAAAATATAATAATCTTTCTTATTTATTTTCTTTTTCTTTTTCTTTTTCTTAATCATAAAAACCTCCATTTGCCTACCAGTTAAGAATGGTGTTTGGGGGCACGATGTTTTTCCATGCCGACAATTTTTTGTTGAATTTCATGAAGTTTAAAATTTCAGATAATGTTTCACGATAACCAACTTCGAAATTATGAGTCATATTAGTTCCTACTATCGCAATTTCGTAAAGGGGGTTATCCTTTGAACCTATACTTTTTACTTCTATACGTTCATCGTCTGTCACACAATAAACTCCATGATTCAACCTTTCAGGCATTGTTTTTTTTATACCTCCGTTTGTGCCCACCCTTTTCATCTTTTTCAACTCCGAATTCCGGAGTGTTTTCATTTTATGCATAAATGATTCTCCTATCAGGCTGAAATCGATAAACCCAAATTTTGCCTCTATCCCTTGGTGAAGGAGATAGAGTTGTGTCAAATTTGCTGAGAGTTTCTTATCGTTGTCCTGTTCTTGTTCAACCTCTTTGTACATTTTTTGGATATCGTCTTCCATTTTTTGCCTCCTTTAAACCAAAACTTTAAAAAGTCGTGGGATAACCTTTAGCTTCCCATGCTTGATATAGTTTATTAAAATCTACTTCATACGTTAGAAACACATTGATTATCTTGTCATGCTTTTCAGCGACAACTTTTTCAACAATGAATTTTTCTACGCCGCCTCCCACACGGACTACAATCTCATTAGTATGAGTAAATCGCCCAGTTTCCCGAGCCCTCTCTAATGTAATGTTTTCCCTTACGGGGACGTCCCAGGTAATTATTTTGCTTCCGATTAGAAATAGAGATGCACTACCTACCTCTAAAAATATTTTGTCGACACCTGCAACACCTATATCTCTGTGTTTGACCATGAATTTACCGGCGACACTGTCAGGTTTAAAAGTTAATGAGTATTCCATACTACCTCCTTTTGTGCCCACCCTGATGTTTGGGCGGTTAAATTAGCGTACTCGGTTCCAGAACGTCGCATTGGCGATCAGGAGTAGGGCAGTGAAGTAATCTATCTCGTTGCTAAATTCATATCTACCCTCCAGCCATCTAACATGGTCTTTCCTATACTCGACACGCTGAACAGTCAGAGCGTCTAAATTAGCGTAATATTCTACGCCTTTTCTTTTCGTATAGTAAATCATAAAACCTCCATTTGCCTACCATATACAGGTAGGCGGTTAAATTATATCCCAAAATTCGTCATCTCTTTTTATATAACAAAAATCATTCCATTTTTCAGGCGTGCCCATTTCTAAAACACGACGGGCAAAATCCCACTTTTCTGAAAACTTTTCGCCTCCTATTGCTTCGCCTTCGTGGGAAAAATATTCTATTTTATATATACCTCTGTCTAACACAGAGGTAACAGCACTATAAAAATAGTCATTTTTATATGTATGACTACCTTCAAGGAGTCTGCCTGCTTTTTTTATATTGCTCTTTTTTTCATATTGCTCAAAACTCATCTCTTGCCTCCTTTTCAAAATTGACTATTAGAGACATTGAAACCTCCTTCAAATGCTCTACGACATCGGCATAATATGCCTTTTCTATCACAGCGCCATCTATCCGACTCATCTCGGATATTAAGTCTTCAAGCAATTTTATTATATGTTCTTTCATTTTAACCCTCCCTTAAAAAATATAGAAATCTTTCTTACTTAATTTTATTTTGTTTTTCTTTTTTCTTTCGTTGTTTATTTGTCTTATTATTTTTTCTTCTTTTCGAAAATCAAAGCTTGCATCTAACTGACGCAAGTCTTCGAACATTGAACGCATCAGTAAATTTGTTACTTTATTTTTTTTCATTTTTAATCTCCTTTTAAAATTCATCAAAGCTTTGAAATTCCGAAGGGTAACCCTCAGCTTTCCATGCTTGATATAGTTTATCGAAATCCACCTCGTACGTTAGAAGGGCATCAATTATTTTGTCATCCTCCTTTCTTTCTACAAGAACTTTTTCCACTATAAATTTTTCTAAGTCCCCTCTGACATGAACTTCAACTTCATTAGTGTGGACAAAACGACCTGTTTCCCGGGCTTCATCCAACGTAAGCTTTTCTGTTACAGCATCCATATTGAAAATGGATATTTTACTTTGAATTAGAGATAAGTACATACTACCCACCTCTAACATAATTTTGTCTACACCTGCAACACCTATATCTCTGTGTTCAGATATAAATTTCCCATCAATATTGTCAGGAATAAAGGTTAATAAAAAATTCATGGCATCTCCTTTTAAAAATTAAATTAAAAAAGCCGGCTAACAATCCTAAAAATATAGGAAAGCCAGCCGGCTTTAAGTCGGGAGTTTATTTTTTTAACGCCTGCATAAACTCCCTAAATGCAGTGCGCAACTCTGAAATCGAAGCCTTTTTTTTCAGGTAGGCTTCTAAAACCTTTATCAATTTATCAATCATTCCCGCCGCATTCGACTCTTCAATTCTTCAATTTCTTCAGGAGGGGTCATTCTTATCTTGAACCCCCTAAAAGAAACCTGACTATTCCCAAAACCAAAAAGGGGCTGGCCTTCGTCATCATACCCCTTAAAATTTGATGCATAACAGACAAAAAACATTCTACCATTCCTGTGCTCATCGTACTGCAAGCACCATCCCGGCAGAATGATGCCGAGATCTTGGAACACCTTGAAAATGCGCTCCATGTAAATGGTGGGCATGCGTAGCATACCTACATTCACGCCCCCCATGATATCAAACTCATCATCCTCACTTATCGCAAGGACAAATCTTTTATTTTGAATTATGGCCAAATGGGGCTGGCCATGCCCATACGAAAATTCTAATTCAGTATGGGACTTATAAGGGCTGCACGCCCTTGTTACTACAGTCTGTTCATCTCTGAAGCAGACCATTTTGTACGTGGAGTCTGAAAGACTCCTAAAAATATTGTCTAAATGCTCCATGTTCCCTAAACTCGCAAAACTTGACATAATTACCTCCTTCGTGCCTGCTCCGATGTTCTGAGCAGGCGGTTAATTAAATTATAGTGACTTTCAAAAAAGCCACTTTTAGGGTCATAAGGTCGCCTGCTGTCAAGATGACTCCCTCCGGCAACCTTTCATTCAACTGAGCGACTATTAGTATGTCGTCCATGCTCAACTTGACATTGACACGGTTGGTAGCCACGTCTATGCCCAATTGGGCGGTTAACACTGACGCAGTAGAGTCGTGACCCACTGCGCTTATGAAACCTTTTCCTACTAAGTTGACGACTTCATCAACTGTCAAGGTGTTCACCTTAAGTTTTATTTCCTTGTCGATATTGAGCATCGACAGAGAAAAAGCATTACATAAATAAATCATAAAACCTCCGTTTAAGCCTGCTTCGAAGCAGGCGGTTAAGCCCTTAATGGGCGATTTGCAGGCTAAAATACTGCATTCCTTATATAGTAACTTCCCCTCTGGAGCGAATCCCCAGGTCGGGGTGAATACTCTCGTACTCATTCACCAACCGATTAACGAGGCTGGCAAAAGCTTCTTTATAGACGGTGTTCCACCCGTCTTTATTATCAGGAGGCAATTTAGCCTCCATTCTGTCCAGGAGCTGAAACAACTCTTCCTGGACAGCATCTTCTTCCCAAACCTTTAGGGGGTTGGGAAGGTAAAAATTAAAATCCAAATTTTTAAATGCAGTCGTGATGACTGCATAAGATTGATAATCTTCTATCATAATTACCCCCTTCGTGCCTGCTTCGATGTTCCGAAGCAGGCGGTTAAATTATCTAACACAAGTAGCCCACCCCGGAAATCCCGGAGCAGGCTACTTATATCAAGACTTAAAATAAATACGCTGATTGAAATCTTCAGCGTCAGTCAATGCCCACGCAGGGGTGGTATCCTGCGTATCAAGATAATCCGCCAGCTGTTTCAAGCTGACAAATCTGAGGGTATCGCCCTCTTGAAAAAGGAACCAATTTACCCCGTCAGGGTTAGAATTCGCCCCTCCGGAATATGTAACTTTTATGCAAAAATTAGCACTGAGCACCTGAAGGACGTACGCCCCCCCAAATACCGATACGGCCGGCGTCACCATCGGCGCCGTTCCCTTCGGCAAGGATTCTTGCACTATCTTTAAAAATTTCGACACTTCCATCCCCACGCCGGGTATACCCGTTGCCCGTGGAAATAATAATATAAATAGTCGGGTCGTAAGCCTCCACTATTTTAGGTTTTCCTGACATCGAGAGCTTCACGGTCAAGCCCTCATTTATTCCCTCTACTACATCTGCCGCAGAGGGTACTAAACACCCTCTGCCCGCCCCCGGGCCCAAATTCCACCGACGGTAAAAATCCCTTCAACCATGCCCGAAGGACATTTCAACGTCCCTGGCTGTGAACGATTTGTTCGAATAAATCATATTGCCTCCGTTTATGCCTGCCTCAGAGTATCGAAGCAGGCGGTTAATTAAACTAACACAAGTAGCC